CAAACGCGCTTTTTATCCCTAAATAAACCATAAAGGGTGATGACGTATGGCCCGTGGCAGGAAACCAGTCCCCTCACCTCTGCGCAAACTGAAGGGCATCGGCACGCACCATCCCAAGCCCCAGGGAGAGCCCAAACCTGCCCCTGGCATGCCTACAACCCCCGATTATTTGACCGATGTTGCCCTGGAAGAGTGGCACCGCGTGGCTGGTGAGCTGCACCGCATTGGCATACTCACCATTGTCGATCAGACGGTCCTGGCAGCCTACTGCACGGTGTATGCCCGCTGGCGGGAAGCAGAGAGCCTGATCGATGAGGTGATTGTGCGGGGCGGTAACGGGCAAAAAACCATGCATCCGAGTATCCAGGTGGCCCATAAGTGCCTCGATACCATGCACAAGTACATGACTGACCTGGGCTTGTCACCAGCGGCACGGGTGCGCCTGGCCAGTGGCACGCCGACTGAGGGTGATCTGCTGGATCAGTTCGTGAATACGGCCAAGCGCAAGGCGAAAGTGGCGTAGCATGCACGACCCTGGGTGTGACTTCCGTGCGCATGCGTGGATGGATTTCTACGGGACACATCTGATGTATATTCAAACTTTTCTCTCGCGTAGACTCTTGTCATATACCAGGCAAATCTTTGTTGAGCGAGCAAGGTGTCATATCAAAAGACATGCCTACCATCTTGTTGCTGAAATGAATCTTGCACGTTGTCCATGGATATTCCTTGCCCCAACGAAGGAGAAATTCTCTCAATTAGTCCTCCGCTGTCATGTTGCAAAAGGTCATAAGGACTCCAATGAGCGTTTCGTACTCATCCCGCAAGCTCACCGCCGCCCAGAAGCGTGCGACCGAGCGCTGGACCCGCAGCGCCGCTGACGCCATGGCCGTGGCGCATGGGTGCTGGTTCGACACCGTGGCGGCCGGGCGTGTGGTGACGTTTTTCGAGACCTTCCTGCGCCATTCCAAGGGCGAATGGGCCGGGCAGCCGTTCAAGCTCCTGCCGTTTCAGCGTGATGAGATTATCAAGCCCCTGTTTGGCTGGATGCGGGCGGATGGGACACGGCGCTACCGCACAGCGTATATCGAAGTGCCCAAAAAGAACGGTAAAAGTAGCCTGTGTAGCGGCCTGGCCCTGTATGGTCTGTTAGGTGACGGTGAAGAGGGCGCTGAGGTCTACTCAGCCGCAGCGTCGAGGGACCAGGCCGCCATTGTCTACCGGGAAGCGGTGAACATGGTGAAAGCGTCCCCTGGTCTCTACAAACGCCTCACACTCCTCGAATCCCAGAAGCATATGACGGATGTGGCCTCCAGGAGCCTCTACAAGGCACTTTCGGCTGAGGCGGGTACCAACGAAGGCATGAACATCTCGATGCTCATTATGGACGAGATGCATGCCCAGCCGAACGATAAATTCTGGAATGCCCTGATGTATGGTGGCGCGGCCAGGCGGCAGCCCCTGCAGGTGATCATCACCACCGCTGGCGTCGACCCGGAGAGCCTCTGTTACGAGTATCACACCAAGGCCATGCAGGTGATGGAGGGGAGCGTCCAGGATGACGGGTTTTTTGCCTATGTGCGCACCGCTGAGTGGGCCATGCGCCGAGTCGAGGAGGACGCCGCAAAGGAAGCGTGCTGGAAGGATGAGGCGGTCTGGCATGAGGCGAATCCAGCACTCGGATCGGTGATAAGTCTGGAGAGTTTCCGGGAAGATTTTCAGCGCGCGGTGCAGTCGCCGCGGCTGGAAAACGCGTTTAAGCGCTACCGGCTGAACATCTGGACAGCCCAGGTGGAGCGCTGGCTGTCGATGGATCACTGGCTGGCGTGTGGGGAGCGGCTCACCGAGGCGGATCTGCACGGGCAGCCATGCTGGGCCGGGTTGGATCTGGCTACGACCTCAGATCTCTGCGGGTTGGTTCTGTACTTCCCTACCTGTGGCAATGCCGTGTTGCCCTATGCCTGGGTACCGCGTGATACCGTGACGATGCTGGAGGTGAAGGGGGACCCGCTCTATGCCATGTGGGAGCGACAAGGCTATTTACGGGTGACGGAGGGGAACGTCACAGATTACGACTGTATCAAGCATGACATCCGGGAACTCTCGCAGCGCTTTGATATACGCGAAATTGGCATTGATCCATGGAATAGTACCCAGATGCAGACGCAACTCATGGCTGAGGGGTACGAGATTGTCCAATATCGCCAGGGGTTTGCCAGCATGAATGCCCCATCGAAAGAGCTAGAACGGCTCATCTTAAGTCATGAGATACGCCATGGCAATCATCCCGTCCTGACGTGGTGTGTAGGCAATGTGGCGGTGCAAAAGGACCCTGCGGATAACCTGAAGCCCAGCAAAGCACTCAGTAAGAAGAAGATTGACCTCGTTGTTGCCCTCGTGATGGCCCTGGGGCGTGCGATGGTGCGGCCGGAGGATGGTTCTGTCTACGATAGTCGTGGGATTATCACAGTGCTATGAAAGTCATCAAACTCACCACCCAGGTCCACTGCGTGGATATGACCGCGCTGGCACCCCGCGTGCAGAGCATGATCAGCCTCATTTTGAGGGATGCCGAGTTGATTAACGCCTGCGATCAGGGCAGCCTGGAGTTCCACTTTGCCCGCCATGGCACACGGGAATCGGTCAGACCGCGTATTACGCTGTGCCCACCAAAGGTCGACTAGATGAGCAATGGAGAGCAGCGATTGTGGTTGTTGACGTGTGGTCCGCTGAGCGTTTTGGCTCAAGAAACTGATGTTACTGAGACACCATATTTCCCTTGCGGGATTTTTAGTACTATTGAGCAGGCTATGCGCTATATCGTGGAGATCGACATCGGTTTGGAAAACGCCAGAGAGATTGTCTGGACCATGAATCATCCGGAGTATTTCGAAGGGTATCGGCCTGACTCTCCCAAAAATTCCTATTATCTCATCTGTTATGGCGTGGATGATCAGTTGTGCGATAAAGCAAATGGGAGTAAAACTGGATACTCGCCCTTGTCCACCCAGGAAGACGAGACGTATACACACGAATTGTAATTGCTGAATTATCGTAGTATCCTTCCCCCAAACATACACGTTACGCCTCACAGGGCAACGACCTTACCGCTCCTCAGCCGGTCGTTGCCCTTTTTTTATGCCTGGAGTCGGGACTATGTGGCTCACGGACCGTATCCGTGGCTGGTTCACCCCTAAAGCCGACGCCCTCTCCGACTTGCTGCACCCAACCGCCTGGTTGCGCGATTGGGCGCTGGGGCGACCGACATTGGCCGGCGTGTCGGTCACCCCCGCGTCCGCCATGACCCTGCCTACGTACTATGCCTGTATCCGGGCCATCTCGGAAGATATTGGCAAGCTGCCGCTCATCACCTATCGCCGTCTGGAACCGCGGGGCAAGGAACGTGCCCCAGACCATCCCCTCTATACCCTCCTGCACGATGCCCCCAACGATGACATGGAAGCGATGACGTTTCGTGAAACGCTCACCCACTACGCCCTGGCCTGGGGCAACGGGTATGCGCTGATTGACCGCGATAGCCGCATGCAGCCGATCTCCCTCCACCCGATCCATCCCAGCCGTGTGGTGGTGCGCCGGGATGACGATGGGCTGCTGGTCTATGACGTCTACGGCGGCGAGCTCCTGCCTGGCGCGCACCTGGAGCAGGTCTACCGCGTGCGCGCAGACGACATGATCCACATCCGCGGGCTCGGCGCCGAGGGCATTGTGGGCTACTCCGTGGCGCAACTCATGGCGGAGTCGCTCGGGTTGACGCTGGCCGCGCAGACGTTTGGTGCCGCCTTTTTTGGCAATGGCGCCTCTATGTCTGGTGTCCTCGAACATCCTGGCAAGCTCTCCGATCAGGCGGCAACGCATCTGCGGGAATCGTTTCAAGCGGTGTACGGGGGACCCCAGAATACGGGCAAGGTCGGCATATTGGAAGAGGGTATGAAGTATAGCCGCATGGCCATCCCGCCCAATGATGCGCAATTTCTGGAGACACGGCTCTTTCAGGTCCATGAGATTGCGCGCATCTTTCGTATCCCACTGCACAAAGTGAACGAACTGGAAAACGCGACGTACACCAACATTGAGCAACAGGCCATTGAGTACGTCGTGGATACGCTGATGCCGTGGTGCAAGCGCTGGGAAGAGCACCTGCACCGCAAGTTATTTGGTATCGGCAGCCGGTATTTCTGTGAGCACGCTATCCAGGGGCTTATGCGGGGCGATCAGGCGGCAAGGAGTCAGTTTTATACCTCGTTGTTTGGCATAGGGGTCTTCAGTCCGAACGATATTCGGGAATTGGAGAATATGTCGCCGATTGGCGAGGAAGGCGACGAATACTTCGTCGCGAGTAACAACTTGATGCCACTCAAGCAAGTCGTCGAACAGGCCGAGCAGCCACAACCCGCCATGGTGCCTATGGGACCGACACCGCCAGGCCGTAACGGGAGCAATGGAGCGCACCATGGACTTGACTGAGACCACGCAGTGTTGGTCAAACCATTTAGGTCTATGGTGTATCGAGCCGCTCTGGTTCATGCAGGCAGTAGCGCTCTATAAGGCCGGGCTCTATGCCGCGCAGATGGACGCCGCCGACAACCCCCGTGGGCGGGAACTGCGCCCCTACGACGTGGTCGACGGTACGGCGGTGATCCCTCTGCACGGTCCGATGTCGAAAGCGGGGAGTTGGAAATTTCAGGAAGCCAGTACCGTGCAGATACGCCAGATGCTGCGCCAGGCGGCTCGGGATGAGGCGGTGGAGCGCGTCATGCTGCACGTCTACTCACCTGGCGGTCATGTGGACGGCACGCATGAGCTCGCCGCCGATGTGGCGCGGGTCGGCCTGGTCAAGCCGACGTATGCGCACATTGAGGACTTAGGGGCGAGTGCGGCCTATTGGGTGGCCTCACAAACGCAGCGTATCAGTGCGAATGAGACGGCTGAGGTGGGCTCTATCGGCACGGTAGCCGTGCTGGAGGACACGAGCAAGCGCATGGACCGCTTAGGCATCGAGGTGCATGTGCTCTCGACGGGGCCCTACAAAGGGGCGGGTGTGGAGGGGGCACCACTCAGCGCTGAAGCCCTGGCGTACTTTCGGGGCCGCGTCGAGAGTTTAAATAGTCACTTCCTGAGTGCCGTGCAGCGCGGGCGGGGCATGACGGCCGCCGACGTCGATCGCATCAGTGACGGGCGGGTGCACATTGCGTCCGTGGCCCAGAGCTACGGGTTGATCGATGCGGTGGAGAGTTTTGATGACGCCATGGAGGAGGCAAAACGGGGAGAGGTCCTGCCACCAGCACCGGAGCCACCGGCACGCAGGTGGGGGGCGAGTGTGCCACATCTTGCCCTGAAACGGGCGCAGCACCTTGGAGCAAGAAGGAGCAAACAATGCCGGTAGCAACCGTGCCCAGCCCAGGGCAAATTGTGCAATCCCTCAATGACTTGCGCCGCATGAGCCAGGAAGCGCTCGATAAGGCGCAGGCCCTGGAGGAGATCGCCGAAAAAGACGGCAAGCGGAATTTGACCATCGACGAACAGGCCGAGTGGGATGCCTACTGGGAAGAACACAAGCGCTGCGAGGAGGAAGCGGACCGTATTGAAGAACTCGATCAGCGCAACGCCAGAGCGATCGCCCTCCAAGAGGGGCGCATGCGTATCCAAAACCGTCCCAACGCGGCACAGATCGTCAGCCGCTCGCAAGTGCGTAGCTCGGTCCAGGTCTTTGACATGACTATGGCCGATCCGCGCCGCGGCTTTGCGCACATGGGGGAATTTGCCCTGCGCGTGATGGAGGCCTACAACCCCTCAATGGGCGTGCCGGATCACCGGCTGCTGAAAATTCAGGCGGCCGCCAGTGGCATGAATCAGGGTATTGGCTCCCAGGGCGGGTATCTCATTCCACCCGAGTTCTCCACGCAAATCTGGGATGGTCTCAACGCCATGCCCGATAACCTCATGCAGTACTGCGACGTGTACCCGGTGACCGGGTCCTCCCTGACCTTCCCGGCCAATGCCGAAACCAGCCGCGCCACGGGCAGCCGCTACGGCGGGATACGGGCCTACTGGCTGGCCGAAGCAGCGCAGATGACGTCCAGCATGCCGACGTTCCGGCAGATGAAGCTGGAGCCGCACAAGCTGGGGGTCCTGGTGTATGCGACCGACGAGCTTATGAGTAACGCGACTGCCCTGGATACGTACATCAGACGTGCTGCTGGCGAGGAAATCATGTGGCTGGTGAACGATGCCATTATTTCAGGCACGGGCGTGGGGCAACCGCTGGGAGTGCTGGGCAGTGCGTGCACGCTCGAAGTGGCTGCGGAAGCCAGTCAGGACCCGGACACCTTTCTGCTGGAAAACGTCAATCATATGTACAGCCGCATGCACGCCCGAGCCCGCGCCGGGGCCCGCTGGTTTATCAATCAGGACGTCGAGCCCGCGCTCGAAACCCTCAATGCCGTAGTGGGCACCGGCGGTCTGCCGGTCTATCTCGCCTCACCCACCGGCTTTCCCAATGTGGCAGAGCCGCCCCAGAATCGTCTCAAAGGCCGCCCGGTGCAACCTATCGAATACTGTAAAACGCTGGGGGACAAGGGCGATGTGATCTTTGCCAATCTCGGCTACTACGCCGTAGGGATTCGGGGCGGGATTAACGAAGCCATGTCCATCCACTTGCGCTTTGATTACGACGAGGTGGCATTCCGCTTCCTGTTCAGTGTGGACGGGCAACCGTGGCTCCAGCAACCGCTGACGCCGGCCTATAGCACGCTCACTCTCAGCCCATTCGTGACCCTGGCGGCACGTTAGGAGGACCGGTATGACCCTGCCCAATGTCGTGGAACTCTTGGGATTTGAGACCGCCGTAGCGCCCAAAGATATTACCGGGGTGGCCCAGGTGGGCGACTGGATGTCTCTCAAGGACTACTCGCATGCCACCATCGTGATTATTCAAGGGGCCTGGGCCGGGGGCACGCCGGCCGTGACCCTGCAACAGGCCACGGATGTGAGCGGCGCGGATGCCAAAGCCCTGGCCTTTGATGCCCGCTGGAGCAAGGTCGGGCTTGGGACGGGCAGCCAGTTTACCAAACTGGCAGTGGTGAGTAACACGTTCAATCTGGGCGCCGTGCCTAATACCGTCACCCTCATCGAAATTGACGGGGATGATCTGGATGTGGATGGCGGCTTTGATTGTCTCTCGGTGAGCGTCGCCTCGCCTGGCACCAACGCCGATTTGCTGTGCGTGTTCTATGTGCTGAGCGGCGCGAGGTATCAGGGCACCCTGATGCCGGACGCCAAGGTCGATTGATCCTATGCCGCTCTCGCTGGTGCAGGTGACCCCGCCGGCCACGGAGCCGGTGAGCGTCGACGAACTGAAGATGCACCTGCGTCTCGATACGGACGTGCAGGACACGATGCTGGCCGTGCTCATTACGGCGGCCAGGCAGATGCTCGAAGAGACGCTCTGGCGCCAGTTTGTTATGGCGACCTGGTCGCTGTCACTCGATACCTGGCAGACGGTCATTGCGGTGCCCAGACCGCCACTGGTCAACATGGTCCCCACGGTGGGCGAGCCGGACCTGGGCATTGCCTACATCGATAGCAGTGGCGTGGTGCAGGTCCTCGATCCGGCGACGTATCAGGTGGACACGGCCTCGCAACCGGGGCGCATCAAGCTCACCAGCATGCCGCCACTCGGGGATGGTCTGACGCCAGTGACGGTGACCTACCAGGCTGGGTACGGGGATCTGGCCACGGATGTGCCGGCGCCACTCAGGCAGGCCATCTTACTGTGTGCGGCCGATATGTATGAACACACGGAAGCGCAGGCCGAGCAGCGGTTAACCGAAAACCTCACGGTATGTCGCCTCATTGGCCCATACCGCAACCTGGAGATGTACTAGAGATGCCAGCCATCACGATTACGCCAGCCAATGTCGTGGCTGGCGCGAGTGCGGATTTTTTTCAGGGCTATGCTGGGGCGCAGGTGACCGCTGGCATGGCGGTCTATGAAGATCCGAACGATCACAAGTTGCGTGGCGCCGATGCCGACGGCGGCGCCGGGGCGGCCAACGTCAAAGGCATTGCCCTCCACGGGGCCGCCGATGGGCAACCCTTGCGCGTGCAAACCGGGGGAGTCATCAGTATTGGCGGGACGACCGTGGTGGGCGAGCAATACGCCCTGGGGGAAACTGCTGGTGCCATTGTGCCCGCAACCGAACTGGCCCTGGGGTCGTTTGTCACGCTGATCGGCGTCGGGGCGAGCAATAATACGCTGAAGTTGGCGATTGCGGCGTCAGGGCAACCGGCGCCTTCGCCAGTCTAGGAGGCGCGTATGGCGGAACTGACGATTACGCCGGCGCAGGTGCTCTCTGGCGCCGATGCGGACTTTTTTCAGGGCATTGCCGGGCAGGCCGTGACCGCCGGGCAGGCCGTCTATCTCGATACACTCACCAATCGCTTGCGCCTGGCCGATGCCAATGGCTCGCAGGATAGCGCCGAGGTCCTGGGGATTGCCCTGCATGAGGCAGCAGCGGAGCAACCGCTGCGGATTCAGACGGACGGCACGTTGACGCTCGGGGCGGGGGCGGCGCCAGTCAATGCCACCGTCTATATCGCGGGAGCCACCCCTGGCGGCATTGCCCCCGTGGGAGACAAGCTCGCGGGTTGGTACACGACCCTCTTGGGAGTTGGCGCGCCGGGCAATACGCTGCGGATGTCGCTGTTTCCCTCGCGCACGGTGGCGTAAACATGCGGGCGGGAGCGCTCAGGCATCGGCTGCAGATCCAGATGCCGGTGGAAGCCCGCGATGATATTGGTGGCTACCGCCAGGTCTGGATGAGCGGCGGTGATGTCTGGGGCGCTATTGAGCCCATCAAGGGCCGTGAACTCTATGAAGCGCAGAGTATCGAGGGGCGACTGAGTCATAAGATTCTCCTGCGCGGTCTGGTGGAGCTTGATCCACGCTGGCGACTGGTATGGTTGGAGAAAGATAGGGCTTTTCAGCTCTATTCCGTGCGGGATCTGGGGGAGCGGCACAGGACCATCGAATGTCTGGCCTGGGAAATTCTTGATTAGGGGAAACTATGCCAAGTGAAGTCACACTCTCTACTGAGCAAAAAGTCCTGATTGTTGCCGAGCCGGTGACCGAAGCGGGGAATCCCGCACCGATTGATGGGGCGGTGGCGTTTGCGGTGACCAGTGGCACGTGCACGATTCAGGCTGTGGACGGCACCAGTGCCTATGTGGTGAGTGGCAATGCGCCAGGCGATAGCCTCATCACCATGACCTGCGATGCCGATCTGGGCGCCGGGATTACGACTGTGACGGATACGCTCACGGCGCATGTGGTATCCGCAACGGCGGCATCGCTCGATGTAACGGTAGGCGAACCGGAACTGAAATGACCTATGGCAAGCAATAGATTTGATATCAGCATGCTTGGTGTCCCGGAACTCTCCAGAGCCCTGGCAGCGTTGCCTGACAAACTGGAGCAAAAAGTCATGCGTCAGGCACTCAGGCAGGCCGGGAAATACTACATGGCTTTGGCGAAAGCGCGGGCTCCAAGGGAAAGCGGACGACTCTCAACAACGATGCGTCTCAGAAGTCTCAAAAGACGTAAGGGCCGCATTGGCATCATGGTACAGACTGGCACACGGTCACAACTCGGTATTGACCCGAAACAACGTGGCTATTACCCCTCGCACGTAGAATTTGGGCATCGAGATAGGAGCGGTGTGCATCATGCGGCGAACCCCTATATGCGCAGTTCGTTACGCACAGGGCAACAGGCGATCTTTGCGATCTTGCGTCAGGAGTTGGATAACGGCATCGAGGCAGCGATGCGAGGGATGTCCTGATGGCAGTTCCAAGTTTAGCGCGTGCTCTATATAGTTTCCTAAGTACCTATCCGCCATTGACGGCCATCGTAGGTACAAGGATCTTTCCTTCTATCGCACCAACAAGCTCGCCATTTCCCTATATCACGCTCCAGGACCTGAATATTGCTTCTCACTACTACCTGGATGGTGCTACAGCAACCTTTGATTCTATGGTTCAGATTGATTGTTGGTCCCTGGAGCCCATGCAAGCGCATCAGATGGCCCGTATTATCAGGAATAGTATGGACGGCATGCCGGCTGCCTGGGACGGTCTGGAGGTGGATGGCGTCTTTGTGGACAGCGAACTCGACGCGCCCGAGCCCGCGCAGGATGGATCTGAGCGTGCCTATTATAGACGCATTCTGACTATTTCGTGCTGGCACATGCGTGAGGTGCCAGCGTAGGAGAGACCATGGCCGAATCGAATAGCCGGGCCAAGATCGGCCTCGGTACTCAAATCATCTTTACGTCGTCGGGGACCATTGGCGAAATTGTCTCCATTAATGGCGCCATGGGCCTGGCCGGGACCTCCCTGGATGCGTCGCACATGATGATGCCCACCCTGGATGAGGTCAACAGTAACGGGCAGCAAATTCCTGGCGGCATCGCGCAACTCAAAGACTGGAACTTGAACGTCCACTTTGATAGTGCCATCGGCCTCCCCAAAGTGCATGAGGTGCAGACCATTCAACTGGTGCTCCCCAGACGTGCCAACGAATCGACCCCCGCCAAATGGCAGGCCACCGGTTGGGTGAAGGACGTCGAAGTCTCCATGCAGCCTAACGAAATTATGATGGCCACAATTATTATTGCTTTTACTGGGGCCTATTTGTACGATAAACCTACTTTATTTGCTTAGGATAATTATGCTCAGTCGTGATGACATATTAGGTGCAGATGATCTGCAGCGGGAGCTGGTACAGGTGCCTGAGTGGGGCGGGGATGTGTATGTACGTTGTCTCACTGGGGCTGAACGGGATCTGTGGGAAACGCACACCCTCCAGGATGTAGAACCGGATGCGCAGAAACGCTATGCCAATTTCCGTGCGCGCCTGGTAGTGATGGCTGTCTGTGATGACCGTGGCATGCCGGTTTTTATGTTAGCCGATGCCTCACGTCTCGGCCAAAAATCAGGCAAAGTCCTCGATCGGCTCTATGAAGTGGCAGTACGTCTGAGTGGTATTCGTCAAGAGGATGTGGACGCCCTGACAAAAAACTCCGTGGCAACGCCTCCAGGCGCTTCTGGTTCCGACTCGCCCTGAGTCTGGGGATGTCGGTGAAGCGGTGTATGCAGGAAGTCGATAGCCGGGAGTTTAGCGAGTGGCTGGCGTACTGGCATCTGGAGCCGTGGGGCGAAGGGCGCGCGGATCTGCGGACGGGGATACTCACGTCGACGCTGGCCAATATTCATCGTAGCCGTGAGACGAGACCCTTTACGCCGAGCGACTTTATGCCGACGTTTGACCGTGACGGCAGCGCGGAGGAGGACCGGGACGCGGCCATCCTCCAGCAGCAACAGATGTTAGAGTCCCTGACGCGCGCGGCGGGGGGTACGGTGCGTTAACGCGGCAAGCGCAGGAAGATTTGCCACAGGGCGGCGAGGATGCCGCCAAAGCCCACAAGCATGACGCCGATGACGACATTAAGCTTACTGTCGATCCCGTTGACCCGTTCGGCAAGGACCGCGAGGATACCACCCATAGTGGCGACTTCCATGGCGGCCTGGCGGGCTTCTGGTTCAGGGGTTCCGGCGGATTGCAGAGCCTGGTAGAGTTCGAAATTAATCGACGACATGGGACAGTCTCTCCTAATGGTTATGGTTTCATGAAGAGTAAGAGTTTGCCGAGGATCAGCACCACAAGGGTCATATTGACGCCGATCATCCATTTGACGTGTTTCAGTTCGGTTCTCAAATCGGCGATATCGCTTTTTGTGGCGAGCTGGCCAATGCTGCCCTCGACCGCTTCTTGCAGTGCATCGGACACGGCTTCGGCCTGTTCCAGGGACATCTGCCCCTGCGTCAGGCGGGTAATCAATTTGTGTGTGTCAAAGGTGATTGGCATGGCATCCCTCGTTACAGAAAAGCGATGAGAAGGCCATACCCAAGCACCATACTCCCGATGGTGAACCAGATGACCCAGGGGGAAATGGTCCACATAGAGGTATGCCGATGCGTATGCTGGCAGTGGCAATGATGGATATGCTGGTGATCCATGGTGCTCTCCTACACGCGATTGTCGATGATTTGTGTGGCAGACCACGCCAGGGCAACGACCCAGCCTACGAACGTCCAGCCGAGCAGGAGATTGATAATCAAGATGGGCTCGGCATTGTGATGGCCGCGCCAGTAAGCATTGGCAGCAGGCAAGAAGTACATGAAGATCAGAAATAGCAGTAAAAGTGGACCTGTGACATCAGACATGGGATGGCTCCTTTACATTTCGTGGATGACTTGATGACACAGTGTTTCTATACGCTGCCTGGCTGATGTTTCTGTCACATGCGGATTGCCATATACATAGAGAACGATCTCTGTGTTCATGGCATCAACGCCTGGCATCGGTATGGGATAGGTCACGGCACTATTTCGTATCTCTTGGAGAAGCAATGATGGGATGGTTCCACGATCTCTTGCTCGGACGACAGTGGCAGCAATGTTGCCGAAATCTCGACAAAACGTGTGGGCAACGTTTTTGGCATGCGCAGGGTAAGTAGGATTGACCATGTCTTTGATGAGAAACATGGCCACAAGGAGGACAACACCAACGAAACCGTACATGATGCGGGACATAGGACACCTCCTTAACAGGTGTATGTGGTAAGGCTGACATGGTTAAGGCATGTCTGTGGGAGCGACCCACACCTTACCACGTCAGTATCATAACATAACTATACCTCGTATCGACCGACAGCAGAAAGAACTTTAGCGAAAGGGTAAAGCCATCGCTATCGCAGGAAGTTTAGTAGTAACTGTTTCTGCTAAAACCGATGCCTTCGAGCAGGGTATGCGCAAGACTACGGCCACCTTGCGCCTCACCGAGCAGGAAGTGAAGGGTCTCACCTCGACCTTCTCCCAGCTCGGCACGACCCTCTCCGGTGTCACTACTCGTGCCAATGCTACCGCTACCGCCATCGGCAATACCAGGACGAGCGTCGGTGGTCTGTCCAGTTCGCTCCTGGGCCTGGCGGCGGGTGTCCTCACGGTGCAATCGCTTACCAGTGCCATGCAGGACGTCGTGCGCACTGGGATCGAGATGCAGAACCTGCGCACCTCGTTTAACGCCATTGCTGGCGGCGCGCAAGCGGGTGGTCAGCAATTTGCCTTTGTCGTGAAGACCGCCAATACGCTTGGTTTGGAGCTGAGCAAGCTGGCCGATCAGTACCGCAGTCTCACTGCGGCGACACGTGGCACGGCACTTGAAGGTCAGGCAACACGCGATCTCTTCACGGCATTGACACAAGCCTCAACGACCTTTGGTCTCTCCACCGATCAAACAGGACGTGCTCTCCTTGCCTTTCAACAGATTGTGAGTAAGGGCAAGGTCAGCATGGAGGAGTTACGCGGGCAATTGGGTGAAGCGTTGCCTGGGGCTATGCAGATCGCTGCCAGAGCCTATGGCACCAATACCAAAGCCCTCGAAGAGATGATCGCCAAAGGGCTCGATGCGGTCGAGTTCACGCAGCGCTTTACGCAACAGCTCAAGGTCGAAGCCCCACTCGCTGCCGAGCGGGCCGGGAAAGGGATTGCCCAGCTAGGCAATGAGATCCTGCTCCTCAAAGACCGCATGGCACAATCTGGTCTTTTGCAATTCCTCGATGCTGCTGCTGGCAAGATTGCCGGGCTGTTTACCGCCTCGCGGACTGCCGCCGAGAATGCACGTGCCCAGGTAGAGCAAATGTTAGGGCCTCTGTCAAAGTGGACGACGGAGGCAGAAAAGGCGGCCATGACCGAAACGGCCATGGGGCGCCATCCCGAAAGCATTCTACAACGCGATATTGAAGACATTCGCAAACGGGCCGTGGAACAGGAGCGGGCCGCGGCGCGCCAGAAGGAAATTAACGAACAGCAGATTGCCAACCAGGCGATTCTCCGGGATCAAGCCTCCAACAATAAGGCCCTGACGACCACGCTTGAGGATCAGAAAAAAGCCAGGGATGCCCTCAATAAATCCTCTGCGCTCACCCCTGAAATCTATGGCAAGGAAAACGGCACCCTCCAGCAGCAAATTCAGTTTCTGGAACGCCGCAAGGATCTCACGGCCAAGAGTCTCGAAGCCATCACGGCCACGATCACCGGCCGTCCCGAACGCGCTGGCCCCGTGCCCGCAGAACTCGTGGCGCAGCAGGCGGAATTGCGCCGCCAGTACAGCGCAGATGTCACGGCAATCGAGGCGAAGAAACAAGCCATCCAGGATCTGGCCGCGGCCCAGCGCAAAGCCGACCAGGCACGCGAAGAAGCCGAGCGCAAGAGGCAGCAAGCCCAGGAAGAAGAGGCGCGCCTTGATCGGCAGCAAGCCGAGGAAGTGGCGCGGGTGCATGCTACCTCGATGGAGGCCCTCCGGCAACTGGCCTCACGCTATACCGAGGTGCGCGCCGAACGGGATGCTGATCGCGCCAGCATGCTCGCGGCTTCACTTGCTACTTCGCAATACGCAGAAAAAGCCAGGGAGCTGGCTGCGGCTATTGCAGACGTGCAGCGAGTGGAAGCGCAACTGCCAGCGTTGCGCTCCCAGGCCAAAGCCAGTGCGGCTGAGTTTGAAGCGATCAAGGAGATCATGCAGGACTTTGAGCCCGATATCCAACTGACGCGCCGAGAGCAACTGGCCAAGAGCTTCGAGGATCTCAAGAAAGTGACGAGCGATCCAGAAACGTTGGCGCGTGGGCGGGCGCAGATGGAACGCACCCTGGCCTTCGAGAGCATGCAGGAGGACCTGGAGACCCTGCGCGAGTTCACCGACCGCACCTTTGACAAGATGGGCGACGCCCTCACCGACTTTGTGTTTCACGGCAAGGCGTCCTTTAAGGACATGGTGAGTAGTATTGCCGAGGACTTCTACCGCCTCTCCTTGCAGACGATTGGCAAGATGGCCACCCAGGAGGGCGGCTGGCTCGATGTGGCACTCAAAGCCGTCCTCAAGCTCGGCAGTGCCGCGGCCGGCGCTGGGGGAGGCGGTGGGGCAGGGACGGCCGTGAGCGCCCTGGCCTTTGTGGGGGGCGATGCGCCGGGTATGCAGCACGGCGGCCCGGTTGTTGGCGGCCAGCCGTACTGGGTTGGAGAAAGAGGGCCGGAACTGTTCGTGCCGAGACAAAGTGGCACGGTGGTGCCCAATGGCCAGGCCATGGGAGGGACGACCGTGGTCAACGTGCATGTGAGTGGCGTGCAGAACGCGCAGAGTTTCGTGGCCTCGCGCGGGGCGGTGTCACGCGCCATGATGCAGGCCATGCAGCAGGCGCAGAGGAATATGTAATGAGCCTTAGATTCATCGACTCCTTTGATCATTACGCCACGGGCAATCTGTACGAGAAATGGACGGATACGAACTATTGCGATATCCGGGCCGGCGACGGACGTCGTGGCACACAGGCGCTGGGTTTGGGTGCCATTAATGCCTATGTCAGCAAAGTGCTGGAGGCGCAACCGACATGGATCGTGGGTTTTGCCTTACGTTTCAGTTATTTGCCCAACAGCTCTGCCGCGCCACAGCCCGTCCTGGCCTTGCGTGATAATGGCACCAATCAGGTGGAAGTCCGCATCCGCAATGATGGGTGCCCCATTGTGACGCGCAATGGGGTCGAGTTGGGCACGGCGGGGGCCTTTCGCATGGTGGCAACCGTCTACTACTATATCGAACTGATGGCCACCATTCATCCCACGACTGGCAGCGCCACTCTGGCGATTGACGGCACCACACGGATAGCTCTCAGCAATGTGAATACGCGCACGACAAGCAATAATGCTGCCAATGAAATTTATTTGACGGCCGGCATTATGGCCCTTGGGTGGATAGATGATTGCTATATCTGTGATGCGACCGGCCCAACGAACAACACGCTGCTGGGCGATTGTCGCGTCGATATGCTCATCCCGAATGCCGACGGGACCTATAGCGACTGGACGCCGTCGATCGCCGCCGCTCACTTTAGTCTGGTGGATGACACGCCCTCGACTGATGACGTGGATTATGTGAGCACTCTGGTGGCAGGCGCACGCGAATCGCATCATTTTACCGCGTTGCCGTCGATGCCCAATCCGATTATTTATGCGGTACAGCATGGCGTCAGGATGCGGAAAGATGATGCGGGATTGCAGCAGCTACGCACGCTGCTCAAAAGTGGCCTGACCACCCAGGTGGGATCGACGCTCATCACGTTGCCCAATACGTATGCGTGGTATAGCGACATCTGGGAAACGAATCCTGATGGGCTGGTTCCTTGGACGTCGGCGACGGTGAATGCCCTGGAGGCGGGGGTGGAGCACGCCTAATGTCGTCGCGCCTGACGCAGCAGGTTCTTGAAGTCGTCACGACCACGTCTCCGACGGCACGCCTGACGCACCAGGTGCTGGAGGTGCTCAGTACCACGATTGTCCCAACGGCACGCCTGACGCACCAGGTGCTGGAGGTGCTGAGAGCCCAGGACCGCACGCCACTGCCCTGCGAGCCCTTGCCCGGCTGGATCGCCTTCGGGGCCAGTGGCGGGCCAGATTTTGGGGTCAGTCTCTTTACGTCGCCTGGGGGCTGGGAGGAACGCATCAAGCATTGGCCCCAGGTTCGTGGCCGTTGGGACGTGAGTTTCGTCAACTGTTCGGCAGCACAGATTGCGGAACTCGTGGCCTTTATGCGGGCCGTCGCGCATGGCCAGGCCGACAACTTTTGCTTCAAGGACGTGATCACCCCCGATTATCAGTTCGACAATCAGATCGGTATCGGCACCGGTGCGACACAGACGTTTCAGTTGGTCAAGGTGTACCAGAGTGGCAGCCTCACCGCGACGCGGCCGCTCACGCGCCCCATCCCTGGCACGCTCACCGTGACACTCAACGGGGTGCCTACGGAGGATTTCGAGGTCAATCTGGCGAGCGGCGAAGTGATCTTTGACGTGCCACCAGCATCGGGAGCACTCGTGTGGGCGGCTGGGGAATTTGAGACGTTGGTGCGTTTTGCGAGTGATCGCCTGGATCTCACCTGCGTGGCGCCCGGGGTTTTTAGTGCGGCCAATCTCAGTCTGCTGGAGCTTCTTGGCGAGTAAGGACCCATGTTTATCGAGGCACCGTCTTTTCCGACCGTCTTGTCTTTCGGGGCCAGCGGTGGGCCCGTCTACCACACGGATATCGTCGTGTGTGCGGGGGGCGAGGAAAGCCGCAACCAGAATTGGCATGAACCGCTGTGTCGGTGGGATGTGGGCTCGCAACATCGCACGCAGGCGGAGATCGAGGCACTGCTGCATTTCTTTCACGCCGTCGCCCAGGGCACGCTGCACAGTTTTCGGTTCCGGGATTTTACCGACGATGCCTTCGACAATGCTATCGGGGTGGGCGATGGCACGACGACGACGTTTCAACTGGTCAAGGTCTACACCTATGGCGCCAGAAGTGTGACACGCCCCGTCAAAAAACCGATGGCCGGATCGCTCCAGGTCCGCGTTGCCGGGGTGGTGCGGGAGGACTATGACCCAGATTTTTTCACCGGACAGATGACCCTGTGGACGCCGCCAGCCGTCGGGGAGGTCGTCGAGGCCAGTGGGACCTTTGAGGTACCAACGCGCTTTGCCACTGAGGTGTTGCCCATCACCCGTGTCGCCCCGGCCGTGTATAGCCTGGAGCGCATCGAACTGGTCGAAGTGAGGCTGGAGGACGAGCCATGAAACCCTGGAACACGACCTTACGCACCCATTACGCGCAAGCCGTGACGCGCCTGGCGACCTTTTGGAAAGTGGTGCGCAGTGACGCGCAGGTGTTTGGCTTTATTGACCATGACCAGGACGTAACGATTGACGGCCTCCTCTACCGCGCCGCACTCGGGCTGGGCGCCACCGCGACGCAGCAGACCGCCGATCTGCAGCCAGGGAGCCTGGACGTCAGCGCCTTTTTACTGGCAAGCACCGAAGCCGAGATGGAAGCCGGCCTGTGGGACGAGGCGCAGGTGACCGTCTTTGAAGCGCCGTGGGATGTTCCACCGGAGACACTCAGCCCCGACACGTGCAACATCCTGAGTCATGGCCGCCTCGGCGCCACCCAGCGCCAGGACGGACGCTTTAGCGCGCAACTGCACGGGCTGCTGGAGCAACTCGATACGAGTATCGGGCGCCTCTATATGCCGGGCTGTCCGTGGCGCCTGGGCGATAGCCGCTGCGGCGTCGATCTGGGGCCATGGACACGCACCGGCACGGTCACGGCAGTGGGAGCAGATGCCCGCTATACGTTCGATGATACCGGCCAGGGGGAAGCGGACGGGTTTTTTAGCGAGGGCGTCATGACCATGACCAGTGGGGCCAACAGTGGGCGGCGCATGGATGTGCGCACCTGGCATCCGCCGACCTTTACCTTGCACCGGCCACTGCCGTACCCAGTCGCAGCGGGCGACACCTACAGCGCGCTGCATGGCGACGATAAAACCTACGCGACGTGTATCAACGTGTTTAGTAACGCGCCGCGCTACGGTGGGTATCCCCACCTTCCAGGTATGGATCAAGTTTTATATAATCCGCTCCAACAGCCAGCAAATCAAGCGGATGTGTCATGACCTTACGCGAGATGATTCTCCAGGAAGCCCAGACGTGGCTGCGCACGCCCTACCATGCGCAAGCATGCCTGAAGGGGATCGGCGTGGACTGTGGGCAGTTCATTATCGGGGTAGCGAAAGCGGTCGGTGTGCTCCCCCCGCACTGGCACTGTGAGACCTATCATCCCACACGCCACTGGCACCAGCGCGACGATCTCATGAGCCGCATCCTGGAGGGTTGTGGCTGCACACCGGTGGCCTGGGAAGCGAAGCAGCCAGGGGATGTGCTGACCTTCCGGGTCGGCCTCACCGTGAGCCACGCGGCCTTCCTCCTTGCGGGAGGTGACGTGGTGCACGCCCTGGTGGACCGTGGGGTCGTCAGAGACCCGCTCAGGGGCGCGCTGCTGGCCTTGCACGACCGCGCCTGGGCCTTCCCCTATGCCGAGGAGTAAGACGTGCCACAGGCCATCATGAGCAGCCAGAGAGGCTCCCTGAGTGGGTCCACCATCGGCACTATTGCCGGCATTGCCCTGGGGGCGGCCTTTGCCATCGCCACGGCCGGAGCGGGGACGCCGATTTCTCTGGCGCTGGTCATGAAAGGCGCCATGCTCGGGGCGGCCGTTGGCGGCACCATCGGCGGGCTGGTCGATTTCATGACCGCGCCTGACGTGGTGAACCGTCAGGAATCGGTGGCCGGGATGCAGATCCAGACGAGTGCCTACGGGCAACCGGTGGCGCAGGTGTTTGGCGCCTGGCGCTTAGCCGGGAACATTATCTGGATCAGCTTTAAGAAGCGCAACGCGCACCGCCAGGAGCAAGGCGGCAAGGGTGGTCCGAAGCGGGTCTCCATTACCTATACGTATAGCGTCGACGTGGCTATTGCCCTGTGTGATACGTTGCTGACGGGGCCGATGGACGGTATCCGCTTTGCCTGGGCGGATGGGACGGCGATCTATGCCAGTGACCAGGGGCCCTGGCCCAGCAACTGGACCTTTTATCGGGGCACCGGCGATCAGCTCCCCGATCCGGTTATTCGGGCCTTTTTTGGCGGCATCGAGCAAATTCCGGGCTATATCTATACGTGCTACGTGGTCATGAACGATTACGATATGGGGTCCTATCCCCGTCTGCCCAATTTTACCTTCGAGGTGTATCAGGGGGACGGGGCGGGCACGCCACTGCCGCAGGTGGTTGAGACGTTAGCAGTGGGGGCGGGGCTCCCGGAGGCGGCGCTGGATATCGCTGATCTCCCCGATCTGCGGGTACGCCTGGGGATTATGTCGGTGCAGGCGGTGCGGGCGACGCTCGAATCGCTCACCGTGGCGTACCGCTTTTTTCTCCTGGAAAGCGGGTTTCAGATTGTCGCCCGGCGGGTGGGCTCGGGCGGTGTCGTGGCGCAGGTGCCGGCTGGCGATCTCGATGCCGCCGAGCGGGAGGGCAGCGAGAAACGGGGTCTGGCGATTGCGCGTGAACGTAGCCGCCTGTTGCCGACGCAGCTCAGCGTGGCCTACACGGCGCCGCGCCGAAGCTATCAGGCCTCGACGCAGGTGGCGACCCTGGGGACGCTGGAGACGGTGGAGCAACCGCGCGCGGTGTCCACGTCGCTGGCCATGGAGGACGCCGACGCCAAAGCGTTAGCGCAGGAAACGCTCGATCGACTCTGGATTGAGCGCACCGGCTACGATTTCGTGCTGGGTCGGCGCTGGGCCGCACTGGAGCCGGGCGATCGTCTGGCGGTCGAGAGCCGCGGCGCCGTGTACACCATGACGCTCAGTGAGCTGGGCTACGGCCGTCCTGGGCTGCTCACCTGTAAGGCGCGGGCCGATAGCGCGCCGGTGGTGTTTGTCGAGGGGGCGGCGGCGGCGGAAGGGATTTCGACGGACCAGATACTCCTGTACCTGGAGCACACGACGGCTGTCTTCCTCGAACTGCCAGCGATGGACGCGCAGGACCAGGCGCCCAGGGCGTATGTCATCTATAGCTCGACGCAACCGGAGAGCTGGCCCGGAGCCACCCTGCACCGCTCGGTCGACGGCGGGGATTCCTACCAGGTGCTGCATATTGGCACGCTCGAAGCGTATAGCGGGGAAGCGTTGACGGTACTCCCGGATGCCCCGGCGCATCTCACCGATACCACGTCCACGGTGCAGGTGAAGCTCAGCTTTGGAGAGCTGGTGAGTGTGACGCCGGCGGCGTTTCAGGCGGGGGCGAATCTGGCCATGCTGGGCTCAGAACTCATCGCGTTTCGTGATGCGGTCTTGATTGACGAGCAGACGTATCTGCTGCGACATCTGTGGCGCGGGCGGCGGGGCACCGAGTGGGCGACAGGCACGCATGTGGCGGGGGAGAGGTTTGCCTGGATTGATCAGGCGGTCTACCGCTTCGAGCAAGGGCTGGGCGATCGGTATGTGGTCAGGCCCTGGAAGGCGGTGACCCGCGGGCTCGACATCAGCCAGGTAACGTCGTTTGACTATGCGCCGACCATGGAGAATTTACGCCCCTGGTCGGTGGCGACGTTGCGGCTGGAACAGAGCGGGACGGACTGGCTCATCAGTTGGCGAGGGCGGGCACGCTTTACGGGGGCGTGGGTCGACGGCTCGCAGGCGACACCGGACCCGGATTTTCTCACGTACCGCGTGGTGATCTATAGTGACGCCACGCAGGCGACCATCGTCAGACAGGTGGACCAGGGCGACAGTGGGGACTATCAGGCCAGGCAGGGGTACGTGTATACGTTGGCCCAACAGAGCGCGGATTTTGGCGGGGCACAAAGCGTGCTGTATGCGCAGGTCTATCAGGTGGGGCGCAACGATGTGTCGCGGCCGGCAGCGGCGTAGGAGGGACGATGGCGCTCAGGTTCATGGATGGGTTTGATCACTGCGCGACGGCGGATATCGGCAAGAAATGGACCGCGGCAGGAGGCGCCACCATTAGTGCGGGCAATGGCCGGCGCGCTACGGCGTGTTTGCGGCATCCTGGTGGCACCGACACGATGCTCACGCTGGATAATCAACCCACCTGGATCCTTGGCTGGGCCGGCCGGTGGGGGCAGACGAATGCCTTTATCCCGGTGATCACGTTGACGGACGGCGGCGCAAAGCAGATTGACCTGGTCTTTAGCAGTGATTCGAAGCTCTATATACGGCGTGGTGGCTCGACGATTCTCGGCAGTTCCTCGGTGGCCTTTGCACCAAACGTGTATTACTACGTGGAGTGGAAAGTCACGATTGCCAACAGTATTTTGGCCAATACGTGCGTGCTGCGCGCCAATGGCACGGAATGCCTCACTCTTGCGGCGGGGACCGATACGCAGGCGACGGCCAATGCCTCTGCCAATGGGCTCAGCCTGGCGGGGCATGGGAGTGTGCTGGATTATGACGACCTCTATCTCTGCGATGGGACTGGGGGGGCGCCCTACAATGATTTCCTGGGCGACTGCCGCGTGGATACCCTCCTGCCCAATGCCGAGGGCAGTACGCAGCAGTGGACGCCATCAACGCCTGGCACGCATTACACACTCGTGGATGAGACCGCGCCCACTACGACGGATTACGTGAGCAGTGTTACCCCGACGCATCGCGAACTCTTTGGCATGCAGGATCTCACGGTGCAGACCGGCACGATCTATGGCGTGCAACTCGGACTGGCGGTGCAGAAGTCGGATGCCGGGGCACGCAGTATCAAGGGCGTGATCCGTTCGGGGGCCTCGGAAATGGGCAGCGCCGATACCGCACTCAGCACCGGGCAACTGTATCTGCTCCAGGTGCAGGCGATTGATCCTGCCACCGGCGGGCTCTGGAATGAGGGCGCGGTGAACAACCTCCAGGTCGGTGCCGAGGTGGTCTGATGGCTGAGACAGAAGCCCAACTCGCACAGGTGGTGCTGGAGGTCCTGCGGACTGGCACGCAGGTCCCCGCAGAGCTCGCACAGGTGGTGCTCGAAGTGTTGCGGGTGAACGGCCCTGAGGAGCCACTGCCACAGATGGCGCCGCAGCCGCATGTGCAGGTGATGGCGTAGGAGAGAGGTATGCCGTACAGCACCTTTCGAGATATAGAGTTTATCGACATAGGGAGTGTTTCGAAAGAGACTCTTTCAAATGATGCCTTCACCAATCTGGAACAGGGCATCTCTGGCACCATCACGCTGCCGCTGACTGGCAACCGCACGCTCACGCCCACCGAAGCGCGCCACTTTGTGCTCATTTTCACGGGCGCCCTGACGGCCAACGTGACCGTCACCGTGCCGGCGGAAAGCCGCGTCTACATTGCCGATAACCGCACCACCGGGGCGTTTACCGTGACGCTTGCTCCGCCAACGGGCAGCGGTCTGGCGGTGAAACAGGGCGAGCGCACCCTCCTCTACTGTGACGCAAGCAATGTCTATCCCGTGGCTGGCGGCGTCGGCGGCGGTGGGGGCGGCTCTGAGTCGGCCACGAGCAACTGGCGCTGGACCACGACACTGAGCGGTGCCCCAAACACCGGCATCCTCGGCGTCAACAACGCCACCTACAGTGCTGCCACCGAGGTACGCCTGGCCTATCTGAGCGATACCGGCGTCGATAGCCGTAACGTCATTCTGGCGCTGGAGACGGACGATGAACTGACCATCCAGGATTTCAATGACGCGAACATCACCCTGCGCTATCTCCTGACGGGACCGGCAGTGGATCAGGGCACCTACGCCACGCTGCCCATCACCTGGGAACTGGGCGCGGGAACGCTCGCCAATAATGTCGTCATTATCGTGCGCTTTATCCGCAACTTTGTCCCGGAACCGGCGGCGCCACCGGAGGCCAGTTACCTGGTCGCTGCCGGCCACAGCCTGCTCACGGACGACCGGGTGGCGACCAACACGCCAGAGATTGCCTGGGATTTCGCCACCGCCGGGCAGGCGAAACTGGCGCTTGTCGTCGATAGTGTGGCCTATAACAAGATTCAGAATGTGCAACCCCAACGGGTACTGGGACGCTCCACGGCCGGTGCGGGTGATATCGAAGAGCTGACCCTGGGCGCTAACATGAGTCTCGTGGGCGGTGTCCTCAATGCCACGGTGACGAACGCGCAGCCCCTCGATGCAACACTGACCGCGCTGGCCGGGCTCGCCACGGGGGCCGATACCCTGCCCTACTTTACCGGCACCGACACGGCGGCGCAGACCACCCTGTCGGCCTATATGCGCACGCTCCTGGACGATGCCACGCAGGCGCAGGCGCGCACCACGCTTGGGCTCACCCCTGGCACGGATGTGCAGGCGCAGGACGCCACCCTCACGGCCCTGGCAAGCCTCACCACCGGGGCCAATCAACTGCCGTTTTTTACCGGCACGGACACCGCCTCGCTCACGACGCTGACGGCGTTTATGCGCGGGCTCTTAGATGACCCGGATGCGGCGTCAGCCCGCGCCACGCTGGGGATTGCCGAGAGCGGGGAACCGACCATCGCCTTTACCGAACTCACCGATACGCCGACGAGCTATACGGGCCAGAGCGGGAAAGTCGTGGTGGTGAATGGCACCGCGACCGGGCTGGAATTTGTCGACGCGCCGGGCGGCAGCTTTCAACCGCTCGATGCGACGCTGACGGCGCTGGCGGGACTGACGACGGCGGCCGATACCGTGCCCCTCTTTACCGGGGTGGATACGGCCGCGCTGCTCACCGTGACTCCCTACGCCAGGACGTTCCTCGATGACGCCGATCAGGCGGCCGCACAGACGACGCTGGGGCTGCTCCCTGGCACCACGGTGCAGGCGCAGGACGCCACCCTCCAGGCGCTGGCGGGCCTGACGACGGGCGCCGACTTGCTCCCCTTCTTTACTGGCGTGGACGTGGCGCAAACCACCGTGCTCAGCGGTTTTGCGCGCCAGCTCCTCGATGACCCAGATGCTGCCACGATGCGTGCGACACTGGAGATTCCTGGCGGTGGGGGCGGCAGTAGTGATTTTTTGGGGCTGAGCGATACGCCAGACTCGTATGTCGGCCAGGCGGGGAAGGGTGTGGTGGTGAACGGCACGGCGACGGGCCTGGAGTTCACCACCGCGGCCACAGGCTCTTACGACCTGGGGCTCACCTGGGCCGAGACGCTCCCTGCCTCACAGGTGCTGCTGCGCTACCCCTTCCCACGTGGCGTGGACTTCCCGGCGGGACTCACGGGCTCACGGGGCGTCTCCGCTGTGGCTGCCACCGCGACCACGACCCTGGACATCCGTAAAAACAACACCAGCGTGGGCAGTGTGCAGTGGGCTGCCAGTGCCACCACGGCGACGTTCACCATGGCGAGTGCGACGAGCTTTACCGCGGGGGATATCCTCACCGTGCATGCGCCTGCCAGTGCCGATGCCACGCTGGCGGACCTGGGGCTGTCATTGGCAGGGACACGCAGCGTGGTGCCAGGCGAGATGGGGGCCACGACGTTTCTGGGCCTGACAGACACGCCAGCCGCGTATACGGGGCAGGGCGGGAACCTCGTCACCGTGAATGCCGGGGCGACCGCGCTGGACTATACGCCCCTGACGGCCTTTGCGCGCACGCTCCTCGATGACACCGATCAGGCCGCCGCGCAGGGCACCCTGGGGATTGCCACGACGTTCCTGGGATTGAACGATACCCCCAACGATTACGCCGGCAACGCCAGCAAAGTGCTGCGCGTCAACGCGGCGGCGAATGCCACGGAGTTTGGCGATGCGCTCGGCACCATGGCCACGCAGAACGCCAATGCGGTGGCGATTACGGGGGGGACAATCCGGCTGCCTGTGCAATCTACTGTTGGGGGGATATGGATTGAAGACGCCGCTGGTTCTAGCCTCTACGGTATCCGCTCTCAGGTGGCGAGTGGGACGGAGAAGTATAATATCTTTGCCGATGGCACCGCGCCGAATTATTTTGCGGGCAAAGTGGGCGTCAATACCTCAAACATCCCGGACTGGCTCTCGGTCGAGATTGACGTGGCCTCTGGGGCAGCACTGGGGACACGCTCGACGCAGGCGAGCACCGTCACCGTCCTGTTGTGCCATAATACCACCAATACGATCGTCGGCAGCATTACGAGTTCTGAAACAGCCACGGCCTTTAATACCACCTCCGATGCCAGGCTCAAATCGGCTATCGCCCCCCTCACCGGCGCCCTGGACGTGCTGCGCACCATCCCGGCTCGCACCTGGCGCTGGCGGGCTGACGACTCGCCCGGCGTGGGCTTTGTCGGGCACGAGGTGCAGGGCGTGGTGCAGGGCGTCGTCAGCGGCGAAGTGGATGCGGTGGACGAGGAGGGGCGTATCCAGCCCCAGCAAATAGACCTGAGTAAGCTGGTGCCGTGGCTGTGGGGGGCCTTGCAAGAGACGCTGGCGCAGGTGGAGGCCCTCAGCGCGCGGGTGCAGGCCCTCGAGGCGGAGGCGTAGGAGATATTGTGCTTACCGTCATGTTGCTCATGGGCATTGTCGCCCTGGCCCTCACGGTCGCTGCGGCCATGAACCGTGCGCCGCTCTGGTCCGCGGTCCTCGTCCTGGCCGTGATGGAGCTGCTGCGCGCGCTGCCCCTGGGCCGCTAGCATGCCCACCTTGCTCCTCCTGGCGTGCCTGCTCACCGGCGGCTGTACGGGCCCGCTCGTCGCCGCCCTGGAGGAGCGCGAGGCCCAGAGTTGCGTGTATTGGAGTAACTGGTTGGGACACGGCGTCACGGCGACTGGCGGCGTGCCTCTGGAGCGCTGCTTGCGCGTGGAATGTCCCTGTCAACTGCGCTGATACGTCCGGTGGTACTCCCGCATGTACGTCCGACACGCCTCGCAGCGCACGTACGGGGACACCGCCTCGGCTTTGGCGCACTGCACGCAGCGGCCAGCCTCGCGCAACGTGGCGTACCGCCGGCGCTGATAGGCGCGGTTCCAGGCGCCACAGCGCGCACAGTGTTGTGGGCCATCCTGGCCCAGTTTTTTGCCGCACCAGGGGCAGCGGCCCTGGCGTTTGTAGATGGCGCGGACAGCGGTGCGGGCCATCAGGCGGGGGCCTGGGGTGGGGCGCTCTCGATGAAACGGATCTCCGCAAAGCGGTAGACCAGGATCCAGGTGGCAGCACAATCTTCGCACGTCATGTCGCGGTGGATCTCGCCATCTGCCGTGAGTCCGGGCGGACGACTGGCCAGGTCATGGGCGCCGCAGACGGGACAGGTGGTGTCGGTCATGGCGTGTCCTCCCTCTCAGAGGGGCGTTCTCCCTTGAGGCGCGCGATCGCTTCCGCCAACGCATCGCTGTCCGGCGTCCCCAGACGGAGCGAGGCCCAGAGCGTTGCGGTCAGCAGATCGCCCAGCGCGCTATCGCTGAGGCGTTCCAAGTGGTGCGTCCGATCCAACCACCGCAGGAGCTTCTGGGCCTGCGCTTCGGTCATCGCTGCACCTCCTGCGGTTCGCAGATCTCGAGGCCGCGTGCGCGAGCATACGCCTCCAAATGCGCTTTCCAGCCACGCCGTCCACGCGACTTATGAAGAGAGGTCCATTCGAGTTCGGCATACGCGATACTCCACAAGCACCAGGCTCCCATCCAACTCATCGGCCTTCCTCCTGCGCCAGCGGACGGGCCATCTCCAGGCGTCCCGCCTCCATGCCCATCTCGTACGCCAGGAGGACACAGCGCTCGATGTGCTTGCGCGTCAGGGTCTCGTCCGTGCGCGCGTCCTCAAGAGAGTCCATCAGGTCTTCCAGGGTCATCGGCGGCCCTCCTGCGGGCTACAAAGCAGTTCGATCATCCCCTTCGCCCCTAATTCCCCACGGCACACCATGGCCCCGGGCGGTGTGGGCGTGGGCGGAACCTGGGGGCTGGCGGCATAGCTCCCCAGATCCGGAGTCTGGTAGGCATGGTGCACCAGATCCACGTCCACCCCGGTTCCCGTCACCCCGGCGGCGATGGCAGGTGACGTACTGGGCAGCGTGTAATCCCCACTGGCGGCGTCACGATACCAGGTGTCCAGGGGGTGGACGATGGTGGCGCCGACGTTGCCGCTCACGTCGGCGCCGTTGTGGTGTGCCCAGGCCGGATCGACCGGGACGAAGGTCGAGCCGTCTCGCCGTTGCATAAGGAGCCAGGCCGACTGCTGGCGCGTGAACAGGTTGTTGACGATGGTGCTGCCGGTGCCATCGACCCAGAGGCCAAAGGGATCGTCGTAGGCGGTCTCAGGATGCACGCCGTCAAACGTGTTATGCGCAATCAGGGCGGTGCCCGTGATGGTCATCCCCAGGCCGTTGGCGACGAGCAGATTGGCGGTGGCCTGATGGTCGCTGCCCTGCACGCGGATGCCGACGCCCTGGTTGTACGCCACTCTATTGCGCGTCACGACCACGCGGGCCAGGCCACCCGATTCCCCGCTGACCTGCACCCCATAGCCGGTATTGTGGTGCACATAGTTATCGGCAATGAGGTGATCTTGCCCCTGGATGTAGAGCCCGTGGGGGCAGGGGGGCGAGGTTTGCGTGCGCGGGTTGCACTGCTGGCCGGCATGATGCACCTCGTTGTGCGTGAGCGTGTGGTAGCGGCTCTGCCCGGAGGACGCCAGCAGCGCGCCCGTACTCTGGAGGCTGTTGCCGGCGATCTCGCTGCGCGTCACAGTGACGTACTGGCTGTGGCCGAGGTGCACGCCGACGGCGGAGCCCGGGGTGTTATCCGCCACAAAGCGCAGGCCTTCGATGTGCAGCGCGCGCGACTGGTCATAGGCCGTGAGGATGCCGCCGCCTCCCGGGCTGGCTTTGCCCCTGGGGGAGATGACCGCCTGGCCTGTGCCGAGCAGGCGCGTCGGGCGGTCCGGGTCCAGGCCGTTCGGGATCACGGCGCAGGGCTGCTGCACGGCGGCGTCGCCACTGAGACAGGTGGCCTGGCTATAGTAGGTCACGACGATCTCGTTGTAGGTGCCCGGGCCAATCAGCAGGGTATCGCCTCCGGCCAGGCAACTGATGCCGCCATTCACGCTGCCTTTGGGTGTCTGTGGCGACGTGGCCTGCTGGCACGTGTAGCTATCGCTGCCGGCGGGGAGGGTCCGCCCCTGCCGGGTCTGGGCCTGCTGACGGGTGTGATAGGTGGTCTGAGCCCACGCTGGCACCCAGGCCAGCACGAGGAAGAGCAGTGCGTGGAGCAGCACGATTAGGATGGTGGGCATCTCTGGCTCCTCTCGTGGCGCAGGGTGCGCCAGATCTTCCAGGCACGGTAGCAGTTACGGCTGCCCATGGCGAGGGCGTAGACGACGGTGGCGCATGCGACCCAGAACACGATGGTGTCGAGCATCAGGGGGTCTCCTCGTGGGCATCCCGCCAGGCGCCGGCCTGCACACACACGGGGCAGAGCCACCACGTGGACACCTCGGCGTCGCTGGGGGGGGCGCAGGGGTCGAGCCAGGCGGCGGGCGTGGGGCTGCCGCACCAGTCGCAGTGGGTCGTCAGGTGGTCGCCAGGCATCAGGGGGTCTCCTCGTGGGGTTGCCAGCGCCTGGCGGGCAGGACCGGCCAGGCGACACAGCGCAGATGCAGATGCGTGTGCGCCCGGTACTGCACATAGGTGGTACCACAGCCCTCCGGGCAGCCAAACGGCTCGCGCATATCCTCGGGCATGGACAACTCACCCTCGGCCCCGCAGGTTGGGCAGCGGAAATCATACGTGCCATTGGCGAGACGGCGCATCAGTCGGTCTCCTTGCGCCGCCAGCCCCCCCCGCGGCCACCAGGCGCGCGAGTTGCTGGAGTTGGCGCGGCGTGAGCGTGAGCGCTGGGGGATCGTCATCCGGCCAGCGGTCATGGGGGTTGCCGCTGAACGACAGCCGGCGACAATCCTCGCACAGCGGGTTGCTGCTGTCGGCATGGCCGGCGCAGAGGGCGTTGCAGATGGTGCAGGTGGTGCTCATGGCGGTGTTTCCTCCTCGTCCAGCGGCGGGACGTCCGCGTCGTCCAGCGCCGCGCTCGCGGCCTCAAAGGCGGCGTCGGGATCGCAGGGGCAGGCGCACCCCCGCCCCTCGCAGGCCCAGTGCACCGCTTGCTGGCAGGCTCCGCAGTATCTGCTCATCGCGTGTCCTCCTCTCGCGCCGTGTCGCCGTGTTCCTGTGCCGCCATGTCTTTCTCGCCGTCCTCCACGCCCAGGGCATAGGCGCGCAGCACGCAGCGGGTAATCAGGGGACGCAGGTCCTCAGCGTGCCACTCCGTAACGAGACTGTCAATCAGGGCCTGTATGCTCATACGTTCCTCCAATCCCAGGGACAGCGATCCCAGAGGCGGGCGCAGAAGTCGGCAATCTCGCCCTCGCGTCGGTCGTCATTGGTCGACGCCTGGCGTAGGCCGGGCTCGGCCAGGACGCGCACATAGTAGCCCGGAAAGGCGGCGTGCAACTGGCGCAGCGCCCAGCCGCGAAATTGCTCGCAGGCCAGCGGCGGCGTGTCGCCCATCGTCTCATCGGGCGCCCAGTAGGTAATGGTGTACTCAGGGGTCATGGGGTGTCCTCCAGCTCGGCTTCGGCACTCCAGTCGCCCGCAGATGGCTGACACGCGCATGCCAGATCCCGCGTGAGCGCGTGCGCTTCCTCCAGCGTATAGCACGTCCATCCGCCCTTGCCCCACTGCGATGAACTGGGATAATACTCCCCCGCTTCCACGACTTTGCCCCCAGGGGCAAGGCGTTCCTTCGCGTGCTGCACGATAATGACCTCGAACCGTACCGCAGAGCCCTCGCGATGTGTCTGGCGGTAGAGAGCCACATCGCCCTCGCGACTGACCTGCGTGTAGGTCCAACTACCTCTCGACCACTCGAGCGGGAGCGTATGCATGAGATACCCCCTTTTCCTGTTAACCTCTCGCCTGGAATCGATGTTCTCTCCCGACCCTGCCCGTAACCTTGCGCCAGGGTCGTGCCTGGCGTATCCTAGCACCCTCTCCGACACTGGAGAGGACTCTCGCGCCTCCCCGTCAGGGCTCAGGCATAGGCCCGGCGGGGAGCGTCTCCAGGCCTTCATACCCGGTCAGTTCATACACCGCCGTCCATCTGGCGGCGCAGTGCTCGCAGGCCCAGCGCCGTGTGACGGTATCGGCGTGTGTCCAGTCGAAACGCCCGTGGGCCAGGTCCCTGCCCCCGCAGGCCGGGCAGGCGGTCCCGCCCGTGGCCGCGTAGCCTTCAGGACTGAGCGGCGGGGTCATGGTGCGTGCCCGGCGAGCAGCGCGTGCACCACCGCCAGGTCCCCCGGGCGCACCACTTGCGCGTGGACGCGGGTGACTCTCCCCAGGGCATCCAGCCAGCGCGCCTGCTCCAGGGTGACGATCCCGGTGTCGGTTTTCAGTTCCAGGACCAGCATGAGGCCCCCCGTGGGCTTGAGTAACGTCAGATCGGGATACCCTGGCGGCGATCGGCGGCTATCGGTGGTGCAGTGTACGAGCCAGTTGTCCCGCACCGCCAGACGTCGGATGGCAAGCTGGAGCGCTTTCTCGCTCACCTGCGGCGCCATCTGCCGTAAGCATTTGTGGCACGTGACGCGACTGGCCTCCAGGCTGGCGTAGAAGGGCCCCTCGGCATCGCACAGGGGTGGGGCGTCGAGGGCGGGCAAGAAGTGGAGGACGCTCATGGCTGCCGTCTCCTGGCGATCTGCAGCCGCTCTGCCTCCAGATGGACCCTGAGCAGATCCGTGATCCTTGCGGCCGCGTTGCAGGCCGCGTTGACTGTGGATGGCGTACACTCCTCCTTCGTCACTTCCGTCATCAACCGCTCCAGGACCTGCACCACCGAGCGCGCGTTAAACAGCGGTGCCTCGACGGGCGCGGGGGGGGCCGGGGTCTGTCCGTTCGTCGTTACGGTGCCAGTCGTCGCCATACGTCGTCTCCCTCTCGGTAATCATGCGCCGAATATCGTCACTTGACGATGTGTGAAACAACCAACGTTGGAACTGCGCCAGGACCTCGACGGCGTCTCGTATCGTGGGGTCGAGGTCCTCACGCAGCCACCCCACCAGGTCGAGCCACAGGACCTTGGCGGCAGGACCGGCCACCTGCTGGTGTTTCACGAGGACGGCTGGCACGCCAGGGGTGGCCACGAGCCAGCTCAGGTGCAAGGGCAGGCCATGCACATCCCGTGGGGGACAGCGGAAATGCTTCTGCCACAGAGACGTGATCGACCCGGCATAGGCATTGGGGCGGCCAAAGTACCGCGCCTGGGCATGATGGCTGACCAGGCCGGCCATCCGCACCGCGTCCAGGAGTTGCTCGCCCTGCCAGCGCACCTGGCGCGGCTGATACACCGGACGGTGGTGCTGGCGGCGCTCCACGATCGAGCGCACCACCACGGCGGGAAAGAGCTGCTCGATCGTGCGCTTCCCCTGGCCCGGTGGGGCCGACTCATAGACCTGCGCCACGGCCTCGACGACCTCCGGGGGATAATCCCGCGCGTTCGAGCGCAGTCCCTGCTCACGGAGAAAGCGTTGCACTTTCGCATGGCTGAGCCCGAGCTGCTGCGCGATGGCCGTGCGCGTCATCGTCCCACACAGGCGCTGGATGGCGGCGGCCTGCGCCGGCGTGACGCGACTGGGCGGCTGGTGCAACAACGCCTGCTGGCAGGCCGTGCAGTATTTCGTGTTGGCGTGCGCGTTGCGCCGCGGCCGTGTCTCGCAGACGACGCACAGCCTTACAGACTGATCCATCGCACCTCCCACGGCGTGAGGGGCACCAGCAGCGGGGTCGTCGCCGCCGGCGCATAGTGGTGCGCCAGGCCGCGCAGCCGGAGCTCGGCTGCCGGCGCCACCGCCTGGCGTGCTCGACCCCGGAGCGGCCGCCGCCGCTCCGCCCACCGGACGCAGGCGTCACAGGGCTGGTGCGCCGGCGTACAGGTGCAGGGCAGACGCAGAGGCGCGCTCATGCCCCCTCCTCCCGCCCCATCCTTGCGTCGCCCCGCCGCCCGCGTGGCCTTTCTCTCAGCCCGTCCAGCCCATGCGCCAGGAAGCGCCGCACCCACTTTGCCACACAGCGGCGGCTGAAGCCCACCCGGGCGGCCACGTGCGTGAGCGGCATGCCGCCTTCCACGAGCAGCATGACCCGGCCGCGTCGGGCCAGCCCTACCGGGATCAGGTGTTGCCGCTGCCAGGTGGTAAGTACCTGGCGCTCTTCCGGCGTGAGGGTGAGAGTCAGGGACGTTTTGCGGCCGCGCGGCATGGCCTATCCTCCAGCACTGGTTCGTGCCCGGCGGCCTCCGGCAGCAGGGGCAGTTACTGCGCGGCCGCGAGCCGGGCACGGTGGGCCCGGTCGGCGTCGGCGGCCTCGCGCTTGCAGGCCGTCAGGACGGCCTGGATATGATCGAGAGCCCGGACCCATTCGGCGGGGGTGCCCTCCGCAAAC